TTCAAATCCTTGAAAACCGGGTTGAATATATGATGTATCTACACCCATACCTTCGAGAACTTCTAATTCTGATTCATTTTGAGAGAATAATTCTTTTGCAAATTCAGACCGTTCATCATTTGTTCTTAATTGATATGTTTCAGTTTGAATATGAAGGGCATTTTCTTTCTCTGCGTTTTTAAAATGGTTACTTAAACCACATTTTTGTTTATGGATCATTGAATGACGTTCATCATCTGTTTTATTATCAATTGAATCAAGGATAGTTTGTTTTTCTCTCTCCCTTTGTCGACTTAATTTATCTGCAAGACCATCTGATTGATAGATCCATAGGGGATCAATAAACGATTCAAATAGATCAATTAGAATGTCGAAGGTAAACCTTGTACATAGGCGTATTGAATCACTTCTTTCAAAACGATCTTGTTCTTCAAGTGAAGAAAAAAGCATATTTGCATTTATTGAAACGGATGATTCATCGTCTTCTAGACTTTCAATATAATCGAGCATTTTACAGAGTATAAATAAGATACTAAATCTGTTCATTATGTTAGTATATTCTTCAAAGTATGGAGATTTATCTCTATGAATTAATGTATGGTAATCTTTTTGATAAAATTGTTTTAAGAATTGGAAGAGACCCTGAAAACATAATGAATAATTTTTTTCTTTTTGGTAGTAATAGAAACCTATTTCTTTCCTCTCTTTCTGAGGAATGAATATATCATAATGCAGTAAGAATTCATTTTTTTCAATAAATTCCTGAAGGTATTCTTTATTCGTATCACTTAACTTCCATTGTTTAGGAATATGGTTATGGAAATGAGTACCATGACGAACCAATTGTTCATTACTTAATCGAGAGAGGATATGGAATATGTGTCGAATCATTTTCGGTATCTTTTCTGTTGATTCAAGCATCTTATTCATTGGAATACTCATTGAATCAATACCTCTTCCAAGACTATGACGAAAACGCTCAATTTGTGTTGGATCCAATAATTCATTGGTATGAAAGAATTCTTGTATACGATTAATCATAAATGAATTGTGTGTGAACATATCATTGAATAAGGTACGATAGTCTTTTTCAGGAGTTTCTTCAGTAAAGTCATAAAGTGTTCTGAAAAGGGTATAGGATACATCTGCATTCTGGACAAGAAGGTTATTCTCCCTGATAAAATTTCTCATTCGTAACTCAATGGAATAATCAAATGGAGTGAAATCCGGGAGAGGTAACATGGATACTTTTCGTTTGTAATCAAGGATTCTATAGAAGTTTTCTTTTGTTTTCGGTAGTAATTTATGACATATTGTAGACCTTTTTAATTGTGTTGGATCATCGACAATATTGTAGATAAATCTGTCAATACTATATTTTTCATTAATTTGATCCTCTTCATCTAAACAATAACGATTAAATAATTCATTTACGAAATTCTTCCCTTCTTCTTCTTCTACTTGTAATAGATCTTCATAGGATTCATAAGGATAAATTGTTGGAGGTATGTAGATATAATTCCTTTTCGAATGACCATTTAATAACATTCCATTCCAATTATTGATATGAGAATGAAAATAGATATCCATTGTATCTTTGTCATCAAGGTTTTTTGCTTTAAAATATTCTAAAATTTCCTTCATAAAAAACATTCGAAAATCCGAATAATGAATAGTATTGAGTTTCTTAAAAGACGAACTCCATCCTATCTTTTCGAGCATACTTTCAATATTTGAATCAGTAATTGTTTGGATAAAACGTTTGATTAATAAATTGATAATTGGTATTGAAGGGGCATTTCCATGTAAATGGACGGCATAGTTAAATAACCTTTCATAGGATTCATTCTTCATGATTTCTGAGAAGGGTATTTTGAGTTGTTTAAATCTTGGATTCTGAGATGCATTAGAGAAGGGTCGTATCGATGAAATATTCTCATATAAATAATCCGGACCATTCTTTAGAAGATAATCTTTCATATCCTTGAGTTCTTCATTTGTTTTTTGATTGATTGATAAAACGATTCTATTATCAAATAAAGGTTTGTAGGTTACCCAATACTCCTTTAAATAAACATTCTTAAGATTTGTTTTCTTAAAATAAAAATAGTTTCGTAATTGTTCTCGAATTTTAGCATTTTTAAGTATAAACTCTGACGTACTTAAGAATTGTTGATGAAAAGAGGGTAAATCTTTATATTGATCAGACTCTGTAAGTAATGTATAGATATTCTTCCAGTATTTGCTCTTACGGTTCAAATGAACCATTTTTTGAAGGACTTTTTTAATTGTATCAACCGTTTTTATAATTATCTTTGATGTTGGATCTTGTTGAATCTCATCCCACGAATGAATTTCAGAGAAATCCCAAAGGTCTACCGATATTTTTGAACTGATTGGATATGAGGGAACCGATGTCTGAATAAAGAATAGAATGAAAAATAGATCAATAAATATTCCATTACAATCTAACAAATACGTTTTCAAAGGTGAAAGATCTTTATTGAGTAAATCATTATTCTTCTTATTATGAAGAATATCTTTCTTATTCTTTGCCGGTTTAATGAATGTATAGTTACTCTTTATTTTCTTATACTCGGGATGTTCCTTAATTGATTGAGTGTAACCATATCTTTGGTTGATTAATCCTTCATTATTAAATAAACTATAGTACTCAATAATAGAGTGTTTATCATGATTATTGAATTGGACTCCAAAAATAGAGGTAATTTTTTGAATCCTTTTCTTAATTTGTATCTCTTCTTCAGTTAGATTATGGATTTCATCTTTTTCAACATCTAGAACTTCACGAGTTGAGGTCGGGACACCATCACCGAAACCTTCCAGTAAGGAAAAGTCTTCATGACAAATATAACACTTACATACTTTACAAGATATAATACCATCTGAAACATCATCTCCATAGACAGATTTTAAGGTATTCAATGCCTCGGGGTCTTTATGGGACCGTATTTCATAAAGATAATGCTTACATAATAATTTATCAGATGAGTTTTTTTCATACAGATAGTTTTGATCTTCATCAATACGGGGTTCCCTTGAAAAAACATCCAAAAACCGTTTTAAATAATGATTCCTTACTGAAATAACGTGTAGACTCATAATAAAATCTCTGCATGCGCGAATACGTTCCTTCGTAGATAAGATAACTTTCTTTTTCTTAATATGCTTTGTTATACCCCTTTTCTTTATTGAACGGTTGTAATTAGTAATGTAATTTTTGATATTTTTTTGAATCATTTGATTAACGATTGATCGACTTTCTTTATCTAAACCAAAATAGTCTAAATCATAGGATAAGTATGCTTTTCTTAGATCTTTATAATTATAGATTACATTTTGAATATATTTCGGAATAGATTGAAGTAACTGAGTATATCCTGGAAGATTCTGTTTGAGTAGGGAACTTAATTCATCTGAAGTAATATCATTCTTTTCAAGGATATAATAATGGATATCTTCTTTGAAAGTATCACCTTCATTCACGGTTTTTTCATTTATAATATGAGATAGAACCCTTTCCTGAAGTCTATTTTTTAATGGAAGGTAAGAATACTTAAAATAACTTAAGAAATATAGTTCATGAAGTGATAAATGTTTCTTTACCATTGATATATCTAAGAATGTATGTGGTAGTATATAAAAACCACGTAGAGACAATTGTTCCTTCGATGAAATAGTTTCAAAGATAGTTTGATCCTTTTTTGTTTGAGGAATCATAAATTCCTTTTTGGTTTGATTCATATCAAATGAAACGGTTTCATGTAGACCATTGCAAGGGGACTTACAGTCCCTCAAATATAAACCATAATATGGAATCTTGAGTGTATCGTAGTTTTGGTATGGATTATAGGTATGAATTACACTCGCAAATTTTTGATAATGAATATCTACTGTTGTAAGTAGATTGTGTTTTTGTACAATTTCTTCATCAAAATTTTGGATTATAATATCTTCTTGTTCTTCAAGTCCTTCCTCTTTATTTCTGTATAATTTCTTCTTATTATCAATGACAGGTACAATCCATTTCGGAAGTGTATATGCTTTTTGATGTATCATACGTTTTACAAAATCAAGTGTATCACTTTCATCGGGTAGTTTATCTTCTGAAGTATATATTTTCATAAGTTGATCAACCATATCGGTGATTTGATAAATTAATAAATCAACATTGTACGCCTTATAGATTGAAATTAATTCTGTAATAAGACTTTCTTTTTTTTCTGTAAGAGAATATACTTTTTCCTCGACTTCGTCAACTTCAAGTTCTATTTCAGGATACATCTCTTGTATCATGCTTAATTCAACATCATCAATGTTATCATTAAATTCTTCAACTTTCTCAATATCAATAATTGAATAGAATTCATTTTTAAGAATTAAGGTATCATCTGTATCGAAGTATAAGAATTCATCATTATCATTTTCATCCTTCAGAAGAAGTTTGTCTTGTTCATCATTTATTTCCGCAACAATTAATAATTTATCGATATATTCATCATCTTCTTCATAGATAATAATAAATAGTGAATTGGATAGAAAAAGGTCTCTCGTAAGGTTTTGATGCAATTTCCCTTCACTTATTTCTTCTTCATTGACCCCTAATTCATAATCAATGACTTCATTATCCTCAATATCATTCACAAGGGACGAATCCATATTACTTATATATATATAAATTAATATTTAAAAATTTATAACAAATGAATATATATTATGGAATTACAAACATTTATTAATAATCACAGTGATTATCTTTCACAATTCAAGGAGTATAAATTATATGTACGTAATTATTCAAAATTAGGTTTATCAATTGTTAAAGGATACTGGAATAATAAGTATGATTACGAAAACCATCCATGGTTAAGGTATTGTCGTGGCGCAATTATTAATACAAATACACATCAACTTGTTTGTATTCCTCCTCAAAAAGCGGACCTTCATGATAATCTAGAAACAATTATGAATGATTATAGTGAAGAACATTTATATGAACCCTTACTAGATGGTACAATGATTAATTTATTTTATCATAATGATGAATGGATGATTGCAACCCGTAGTAATATCGGAGCAAAGAATTCATGGGATAGTAAACAACCATTTAATAAGATGTTTTTAGAAGTTTATGGTTCGGATTGGTTTGAAGAATTAAATAAGGAATATTGTTATTCCTTTGTATTACACCATGTAAAGAATCGGATTATAAGTCCAATCGAAGAAAACGCTATTTTTTTAGTTGAGAATTATCATATTAAAGAAGGTTCAATTGAGAAGAAAGAACTAGATACAATTTCATGTATCAATAATACTTTTCAATTGACAAAAGAAATGATCAAAGACTATCGAGGTGATTTATTCTATCCTATTAAAGGGTTTACGATTAAGACAAAAGAAAAAAGAATTAATTGGATCAATCCAAATTACCATTATGTTAAGTCATTAAAAATGAACTTCAATCATAAACTTCTAAATTATATAGCATTACGACAACAAGGGGTATTGACAGAATACTTAACTTATTTTCCAGAAGATAGTTATCTATTTAATCAGTATCGCAATGAATTAAATCATATCAAGATGAAATTGTATGAAAGATATGTATCACGTTTTATAAAAAAAGAGATTGAGACAAAAGAGATTGAGTATTCATTAAAACCACTTGTTCATCAACTTCATGATTACTATTGTAAGACAGGTGAAAAAATAACTATTAAAATTGTATCTGATTATTTACATTCGCTTGACGGAAAAAAAATGTTATTTATTAAAAATCATTTATAATTATATATATTAATATATAATGATTAGTTTTGATCTATTCAACCTGTTTTTAATAATTGTGATATCCTTTTACCTTTTAGAAATGGTCTTTAGTTCTTTCAAGAAAAAAGAACCTTTTTTTTGGGATGATAATGAACCTACGGTAACAACACGTCAAAGAAGGTCGACTGAAGATGATGATGATGATGATGCATTTTGGGGAAATAAAAGTGGAGTACCTGTATGGGTAATTATATTAATCGTGGTGGTGGTGATCCTTGGTTCCGTTGGTTTTGTATTATTTCGACGGTCACGTAAAAATAACAATGCACTTTCTATAGAAGCGGAAGAAGCAATTGTAGCAGAAGCAGTCGCAGAAGAAGTAGTCTCCCCTGCTCCTGCTCCTGCTCCTGCTCCTGCTCCTGCTCCTGCTCCTGCTCCTCAAGTTGGTGGTGAAAGTATGAGTGCTATAGAATCAATTATTAACTTCGGTAAGATGATATTTTAAAGTTTTTGATCTGCTTCTCCTTTGATTAAAGAATAAATTTGAATTAGGGAATTACATGCACTATTAAATTCTTCGATAATTGCAACCACTTGTTGTGGTTTATTTAATTGAAAGACTTTATTATTACGGTTAAGTGAGACTGTGAAAATAATAATATCTTCCAATGGGTGTTTCTTTTTGTAACCGCAAATTGCTAGAATGGATGTATCATTAATCATGTGGGTTGAAATATGACTTTGAAGGATATTACCAACAGTATCATCTGAACCATTCATAGTAATTTGAAAGATACCTTCATTCAATTCTTCGAGTGTAAGTATTGATTTTTCTTCAGTCGATATTTTAGGGAATTCTCCAATTAGTCTTTCAAGGTGATCAATAATAATTTGGTTTGATAGTATAAATAGTTCTTTTGAATTCATAAAGTGAACGGCATCAATTTTAAATGTATACCAGTACGGTTCTGAATTTATATCCCTGTGAAAGTATCTTTCTGATTCACGGATCCATAATTCTTTCTTAAACTTTTTTTGATTTGATTTCGCAATTGATTGTAATTTTACTTGATCCTGAAAAACCTTTTCAAAAAGAGCCTCGTCTCTCTTGAATGAATAAGTAGCACATGATACTGCTTGCCATTTCGCATCTTCATAGGCATATGAGACACTCGGGACACCATAAATATCAAGTTCTTGTTTCATGGATGAATTCGTAGATTTTAATTCTGTAATGATACAGTATTCTTCTTTTCCTTTAAATTTAAAGGGTCGAAATATATTTGATTTTTCTTTTGGAGATAATTTATTTTCTTTATCATAATCACTGATATTAATTTCATTGATTGTTTCAGGATCAATTTCTTTTTTAAGAGGGTAAATTTCAAAGTCTTCTGCTGTAACTGTTGTTAATGGTTCAGTAGGTTTACTTTCAACTTGAAGATGAAATAAGTATGGTTTTTGATAATTGAGAGGATTAATGTATAGAGGTATTAATCCAATACGATCAGAAATAAATTCATTATGAAGGGATGTATTATTTTTTTGAATCATTAAATCCGATTGATTAATTTTTGTACGGAATGCAACAGTGGGAATGGACGAAAGAAGTACTCGCCTTAAAGAATTAATAATACTCTTATCGAGACCGATTTCAAAACTTCCCTGAATATCAAATGTGATTTCATTTGGTTTATTTTTACTTTGTGGATCAAGTTCTATTTTTATTTCAGTTGTCATTGTTTATAATAAGTATTATAAATAATATTTATCAAATTTTAAATATGTTTAATTATAATAATTCTTTTTCTAGTTATAGTAAATGAATCGTGAAAATTTAAAATCAATTATTTATATTAGTAAACGATGTCCACATTGTCGTAAATTACTTTTGTTATTACAAAGTAAACCTGATCTTGTGGGGTCCATCCAAATAACATGTATTGATGATGAACCATTTCCAAAAATAATTAAAAGTGTACCCTCTATGATTTCAAATGGAGAAGTATGGAATTCTGATGAATTATTCGCAGCATTAGAAGGAAGAGGTGGACAACAGCAACCACAGCAACCACAGCAACCACAGCAACCACAGCAACAACAGCAACCACAGCAACCACAGCAACAACCAGATACAGATGAATTAGATGGAGTTTTTAGTGGTTCCTTGGGTGGAGGATCATTGGGGTTTGCTTCTTTAGATGAAAATAATATAGGAAATGACCCTTATTTTGCATCAATTGATTCAAATGATATATCAGTTGATGTTGAAAATGACGGATACATTAAAAAGGATAAGAAAACAGCACAGTTCGATAGTGATTATGAAAGAATGATGGCAGAGAGAGGAGAGATTGGAAATGGGGGGATGAGGATGGGGGGTCAAGGATTATAAATGCGTAAAATAAAGAAAGAAATAAAATGTAACTATAAATAAATGAGTGAGAATATAAATAAATTATTTAAATCATTTATAGATGATATAATAAATGTTTTTCCTGAATATGAAAAACGGTTAGTATCTTATTACAAGGAAGCGGTTGAATCGAATGAAAAGGACCATCCAAAAATAGTTGAATTTCTAAAAAATATGAATGAAATAAGTGATCAAGTAATTAATAAGGATGTTACTTTATTTGAAGATGATCCTATTATTCTACAGAATGTTTCATTTAAATTAATATGGAATGCCGATATTTCTGATCAAACAAAGAATACTATTTGGAAATACCTTCAGACCTTCTGTATTATCAATATTCAATCGGAATCAACTGCTGAAAAAATAAATGAGGTTATAAAATTAATTGACTCAAATGAAAAAGTAAAAGATAAAGAAACAGTAAGAAATATGAAGAAATTAAAAAAGTTAAATGAAACATTCGATATTACGGAAGTAAAAAAAGTAATTAGTGAAAACCCTGAATCAATTGGTGATGGAGTGAACCAGATGGATTCCATGTTTGAAAATACAAGTATTGGAAAAATCGCAAAAGAAATAACAAAAGACTTGGACATTGAAAATATTGTTAATAATGGTGGTGGGATTGAAGATCTACTTTCTGGAGGAGGGATGGCAAATATTATGAAAACAATTAGTTCAAAGATGAGTGATAAAGAAGGTCAATTAGATACCAATCAATTAATGAAAGAAGCAACTGAAATCTGTGGATCAATGGAAGGAAATCCTTTATTTAATTCTCTACTAGGTATGCAAGGGGATATGTTTAAAAATATGTCTCAAGAAGAACCATCGCCTCCATCAAGTACTAAACAAATCAATTTAAATAATCCTTCCCATAACCCTAATGTAACAAAGGAACGATTACAGAAAAAACTTAAAGAAAAACAAAATATGACTGTTGAGAAAATAGATTAA